TATCCTACAACATAGTAGTGAGTGTTAGAAACGTTTGCTGAATAAGGATCAACGAAGACCTTAATTCTACCGTTCATAGTACCCACAAGTAGGTTACCAGTATCATCAACTTCACCGATGGAAGGACCACCAGCACCAGTTAAACCAGAAGAGTAGTCAAGAGTACCTGACATAGCAAGAGCACTAGCAACATCAGCTGAAGTGATGATGAAGTTACCCTTTCCTCTACGAGTTTGCTGTGCGATTGCGTTAGCGTCTCTCTCAATTTGGAACATAAGTCCTTTGAATTTCTCAACTGACCATCTTCCATTACTGTCTACGTCAAGGTCAAACACACCAGCGTTAGCTACGTTGTTCTGTGCACCTTGTTTAGCGATAGTGTAAACAGTTCTAACAACCTCACGGTTGATTTCTGCAAGGATCTCACTAGAGAGTAAGTTAGCAAGCTCCTGCTCTGCATCAAGACCGTGGATTGCCTTTAAGTCTTGTGCAAGTTCTAGAGTGTATTCTGCTTTGAGAGCTCTGGTCTTTGCAGTAACAGAAGTCTTCTCAATGCTGAAGCTCATCTCGTTGAAGAGAGTAGATCCAGAACCAAGAGTTTCTGCATCTTCTCTAGCGATCTTACTAGCAACTTTCTCGTAGTTAGCTGCAGTTGTAGATCCACCAGTAGCATCGTTAAGTAAACCTGGGTTAGCATCAGTTGCTCCACCGTCTCCAAGAGGAGAGATAGGATCGTTGAATGCTGCAGGTCCTTGTGTGTTACCAGAGAAGTTTGCATCTGGTTCGTTGTAAAGTGCTTCGTTACCAGCTCTTAGTGCTGCACCATTTTGCTGATAATGAGACTTCATCGCAAAGATTAGTCCAGTAGGACCGCTCATTGGTTGAACGCCACAAATGTCGTATGCAACTAAGTTAGGCATTGCACGACGGATGAGGCTAATCATCACTGGATCAAATCCAGCAAGACCGCCAGTTTTTGTATCAAGTCCTGAACCTGAGAGTGCGTTTGTACCAATGGCACCAACAGTGTTGGATGCTTCATTGATCATTCCACGCTCTTCTCTAAGTTGAGACTCTGTATTTTCTAACAGTACGGCGGTAACAGCTTTTCTATAATTGTCTTTGATGGCACCAGCGCCTTCGTGACTAAGAACAGGGTTCCACTTTTCTGTTAGAGCTTTAGAGTTAAACATTAGTTTAATTGCTCCTTGAAAAAAGATAGGGGATTAATTTTATTATCAGGAATTCCAGCGATTCATCGCGTCAAGATACTGTGCCATTGCTGGACTTACATCAGCATCTGATGCTCCTTCAACTGGAGTTTCATCTGCAACCTCACTTTGAGGTGCGGCTGTTTCTTTGAAGTATGCTTCCTTGATGGTAGTAACCTTCTTGGAGAATGCTTCTTCAGAAACGAACTCTAGACCCTCAGCGAGTGCTGCGAGTTTTTCTTTCTGAGTATCTGCCAATCCTTCTGAAACATTGTTCAGAATATTTTTTCTTGCAGTCTCATTAAGACTATTTTGTAACTTCACATTTGCTTTGACCTGTTCGTCAAGGCGTGCTTCCATCTCACGAATAGATTCAGCCATACCTTCTACCACATCAACTTTCTCGTCTGGGATAGAAATGTAGTGCTCTTCAAAGAGACCCTTAAGACCTGCAATGAAGTCTTCAGTAATCTCATTTCTTATTCCACGGTCAATAGCAACTTGATTTTGCTCTACCCATTGACCAATGGCGTAGTTAACTGTACCATTAACTTCCTCGGATAATTCTGCCTTAGCAGCTTCTACTTCCTTATCCAATTCTTTGGCAAAGTGTTCTACAAGCTTGTCATACTCTGCAGAAATTTTTGCTTTTACAGCGGATTCAAAAATAATCCTCGCTTTCTCAGCAAATTTCTCAGAGAGTTCTGTGCCCTCTACTAGGGCTTTGATGTCATCGGAAACGTCAAGATCTTCAAACGAAGGTTTGATAGGATAAGTAACTGAACCACCTACCTTAGTTCCGTATGCTACTTCAGCACCGACTGTAGGTTGTTTACCCATATCACCAGCATCATTAATGCTAGATGTCTGAGCAGATCCATCGCTCTGAGCTGCTTTGTCTCCTACTGGAGCAGCTGCCTTAGCACCTGGATTGTCTTCTCCGTCATCATCATGCTCATGTGGAGTAGTGGATGTACCACCTAAATCTGCGGGAGCAGATTGTCCTGCTGGAGCGACGTTTGGAGAGACGGTAGGCATAGGATCCTTTCCGCTTCCAGAACTGGTCTGTGCATCAGAGACCTGAGAAGGTTCACTACCAGTGCCAGGTATAACGTTTGCAGATACAGTTGGCATTGGGTCGCCAGCTTCTACAATCACCTTTTGCTCGGTAACGAGTTCCTCAAACTTTTCGTTTAGCTTGTCTGACATCTGAGTTTTCCTCTTAATTTCCGTATAATTAATCTAAGTTTATTTATAAATCAAAGTTTTCCGAGGAAATCCTCAAACACTTTGAGGGTCTTCTCTTCCAATTCCTGACGCGCTGAGGCGTCCATGATTCCTTTATATTTAGCAACTTCAGTTTCCTTTAGTATACCATTACACCAAACCCATTCTTTTCCTTCCATGATGCCATTGACGAATGCATCTGGTGCGGAAGGATCTGCTACTATATCAGCAGCAGTGGTGAGCATGAAGTCATCTGCAACAACGTTACAGTCTTCACTTTTTTGAATGCTTCCCATACCACGAGAGGAAACACCCAACTGAACACCTTCGCCAAGTAAGTTCTTTGCGATGTTACCCATTGGTGTATCTAGAATCTGTGCCTTACCAATGAAGTTATTACCTTCAGCGCGGAGACTTGTGATTCTATGTGATACTCTATCAAGGTTGATAGTAGGACCATCAGGATGACCGAGTTCACCTAGAGCACGTTTTGATTTTACATATTCTTCGTTGTATCTTTTAACCTCACGGTCAAGGACACTAAAAGGATACATACGACCATTACGGTTCTTTAGTTCTGACTGAAGAAAAACACCTTCAATGTAAAGGAGTTTCTTACCGTTCTTTTCCTCTGTTACGAGTTTAACGTCTTCAATCGTTTCCGTTATCAGTTTCATCGGTTACTTCCGTTTCTGTTTCTGTGGGTTCATCAAAATATGTATTCGCGACAGTCTTTTTATAATCTGCCATAGCATCAGATGCTTTAGCAAATAACATGTCATGAATTGCATTAATCGCACCAGCACGTTGGTTATCGGCAATTTGATTGACGATATCTACTTCGCCTTGGAATGGATTAGCTTCAGTATGTTCTGCCATAATATGAGTTCAGTATATTCTATTTAGTATTTGTCGTTGGTTTAGGTGCGGAACGAGCTCTTTTAAGGTCTCTTTCTAGCGCATCGTCAGCTGCAGCTGTCTCTCTTTCTGCAGCATCATCCGCTTGCATTGCCTGTATCTCAGGAGCGAGTGCCTGATTTGCTTGAGTGAGTTGATCCAAAGTATTTGTTTCTGCAGGATCAAGTGCAAGACCAGAAGATATATCTCCTTTCATTTGCTTATCAATCTCACGCATATCTTTATTAGTCTGTCCAAGAATGTTCTTACGAACATACTCCACAGAGAAATACTTTCCAACAAAAGGATCCATCTGCGTAACAGTCATCATTCTTTGGTTCATCATTTCAATGTTTTTTAATTCATTAAAATGATTATCAAATAAGAAGTCATACTGGATATGTTCTTTCATATCATCCCAGTCT